GCGTTCAGAATATTACTCACGCACTCATGCGCAAAAGTCTGGATGAGCCTCGCGCCGGAATAGGCGTACACCTTGACACCCTGTTCCTTGAAATCTTCGAACATGTTGGGTTGAAGTCGCCATTTCTTCTTCTTGATCTGTTTCACCACCGTCCGCGGCATCATCACCCAAACCTTCGCGTCCGTGGAGACGACGTGGTAAAAGTGCGGTGCGGTTTTTTTGCCGAGGACGGTATCGAAGTCGAGTCCCATCTGCGACGTCGATTCCATGGACCCGTTACGAACCTTTTCCTTGAACATGTCCCAGTTGACCCCTTGCTTCACGCCGGGGAAGACGACCAAACCGGCGTTTTCGTTTATGCACAGGGCCTTCTCGAGAGACTCCTGGTCCACGCCGATCCCGAAATCAATAAACAGGATTCTGTCGTGGAGCTTCATGCACCGCTCGATGATCGCCGCCTTCTCGAACGGGTCGTCGTTCACGTACAAGATCTGGTGGTCCACGCCGTTCTGCACGCATAGGATATTGAGTTTGAGGACGGTGTGCAGGGTCTTGACGTGGCACGCCTTGGATCGAGTGACGAGTACGGAGACGAGCTTCATACGTGAACGTCGAATTTAAACCTTAAGTCTATCGTCTAAACACGCACTGAAGGGGAGGTTGCCCACGTGCCCGAGCGTGGTGTTCACGTCGGCGAAAATGGTACCGCCGGCCTGCTGCCACCGTCGGCAAAAGGCGTAATCCTCGCTCAAGTACCGCTTGGATTCCGGGTCGATCATACAGTCGAAGCACGCGTGGTACTCCTCGAAATCCCTGTTCTGATGGTCGTTCTTACACCACAGCTCGGGGAACTTTTCCTCGAGCTTCTCGAATACCGAACGGTGAATGCACATGAACCCCGTGGGACCGTCTAAAATTTCCACGAACCCGTTTTCTATCGAACGCTTCGCCGCGCCTATGTTCACGACGAGACTCGACGAGAGCATCGCCATATCTCGGTCGTCGCCGTTTCGTACGGCGGTCGCGGCTTGGTCCCACATGATGACTTTCTTGGGGTAACACGCCACGGACAGGTCGTGCCCCGACCGAACCAGACGCACGACGGCGGCTGGGTCGAAATGGACATCTGCGTCGATGAACATGAGATACTCGCAATCCGTCTTTTGCATGAACCGACCCACGCTGACGTTACGCGCTCGGTGAACGAGCGATTCGTTTTCTGTCGTGTCGATCATCAAGTCGATTTTTTCCTTGATCATCAGCATCTGTAATTTTATCACGGCCGACGCGTATTGCTCCAAGCATAGTCCACCGTAGCACGGGGTGGAGAGGAACACTTTCGTCATGTACATGGCACGTCTCTATGTTTTAAGTCTATCTAAAACCCATACGTCTCATCGACTTGAGCGGAGACTTTTTGTTGACCGGCTTGGGTGACTGCAAGGGGTGCCGAGGTGTAGACGGTGTTATCCTGAACCTTGGGCGAAACGGTTCGACCTTTTTCGACAGGAAAGGGTGCTCCAGGACGTTCTTGAGGCTTGGCAGGTACTTGTTGTGTTTCATTCCAATCTTAAGTCGGTAATTCACCGCGTACTTACTGTTCTGCTTGCGATACTCCTGCTCCGGTATGAGATCCATGATGAATTCCTGAACCTTTTTGTATTTGGTGGTCGTGTCGAACACGACGCCGATCAAGAAAAAATACAGATCGAACAAGGGATGGGTTCGCTTCCCGTTCATGCCGTACTCGGCGTACGTACCGTTGTTGATCCACGGGTTAGGAAGTCCGGGTATTTTCGTCATGCCGAAATCTAAGATTACCGGCTCCAAACCCTCGTTACTCCTCTTGTACGTTTTACCGCCGTCGACGCTGACGCGAATGTCCCTGACGGGAACTTTCCTGATGAATATGTTTCCATCGTGTAAGTCGTGGTGCCTGAACCCGGGCACCAGCTTGTGCATTTTATACAAAAACAACACGACCTGGAGTATCACGCTCTTGACCTGCTCTAAGGTGGGCATGTCTCGTATCCAATCGCCGAACGTCTTCCCCGAGATGTACTCCATGTAAAGCATTTCCCGGCCGTCGCACTTTTTCGCGAGGTACACGTTCGGAACTTTTATTCCGTAGCTCTTCAGTATCTTCGCGACGGTGTACTCGTACTCGGCCATGCCCTCGTAACCGTTTTTCATCGAGATTTTCTTGTACGCGATGTACCTCTTCCCGTTCCTGTTCAGGGAAGCCTTAAACACCTCTCCGTACGCCCCTTTTGAAAGTGGTCGGACGGTCTGTAAATGCTTTTTCGGGACGCACGCCCTGTTCCCGTTCAAAAGTTTCCGGAGGTTATTACCCGTGTTACGCAGCTTTTTCGAGCGCCACGCGCTCTGGATCTTGGTCGCAGCCTGAATCGTAGGCTTCAGTTTACGTTTCGCGGAGCGGATCTGATTCACAGTCGGCATATAGTATTACAAAATATTTAAATGCTTCCTAACCAAAGTTTCAATCTTGTTCAGCGTGGGAACAGAGACTGAACATTTCTCGCACGTCTCGTGCTTCGGCACGCGGTGGCCGATGACGATGTAGATGATGGCGCTCGCCACGCTGTTCGGGTTCTTGCTCATCAGGTCCACGCAGTCGTCGGTCTTGTCGCACAGCTTGATGCACTCGAGTCGTTCCTCCCTGGTGACTTCAAAATTATTCAGCAGGCGCTGCATGACGTCGAACGATTTGGTCACGTAGTTCTTCTTGGTCTCGCCCTCGATGTTTTCCTTGAACATCTGGGTCGTGCGCGAGATATCCCGCGATTGGATGCCGAACATGTCGGCGATTTCTTTCGTCGTCCTGGGGTGCTTCGCCAGTCGACACGCGTACAAAACGCAGTTGGCCTTGATGCCGAGCCTGACCGCGCCGCGCGTGAGCTTCTCCTCGTTGAATTTTTTATACATGTGTTTAGCGTCCTTGCGAACGCACTCGGGGAGCGCGTGACACGCCTCGTCGATGTCCCTGTACGCGTGGTACAGAGCGCGGTCCTTGTGGTTCATTTGCATGTGAAAATTTATCTTCGCCATGCGTTTGTGCTCGAAGGTGGAATTCCCCTTGATGATCGTTCCCTTGCCCCAGGTATCGGAGAAGAGGTCGGCGTTCGCGTTCGGGTTCGCACACCTCGACGGGTCGTTGACCTTGCCGTCGGAAGTCATCCCGCTGGTCCACTCCGCGGTGTCGTCGATGAAGTTGTCTTCGACGAGGCCGCATTCGGAACATACCGGCAAACCCTCCGGGCTGATGACTTTCACTCCCGAGCATTCCCTGCAAAAATGTATAGGCACTGGCTTTTTGTCTTCTTTTTTGTGTAGTAAGGTGTCCACCTGGGACCAGATTGAGGCCAGCATTTCTGTTTTGATGTACTAGATATTATTCGCTTAGGTTTCTGGCGCGCTCGCGGCTTTCGATGAGATCGACCGTCTCTTTGAAACTCCGGCCGCCGGAAGTTGACGGTTCCCACTCGTTCCAGGCGTCGTCGACCGCCTTGTGATCGAGCGGGAGGTAAACCTCGGACGAGTCTGAAACGACGAACCCGCTCAGGGACGTGTCCGCGTCAGAGCCTTGGTCGTAGATGTCGCTGTCGTCGTCCATGGGATTTATCTCGGAGAAGTACGCGAACAAGTTGCTACCCAGCGGTTTCAGGTCTAGGTCTTCGAACGTGGTACCCGTGGGCCAGTGTTCCATGACACTCTCGTACGGGGCGGGGCACATCTCGCTGTCGTCCAGTCTGTACACGCACGCCGATTTGTATGTCATCTCGGTGGGGTTGAGGTAATGCATGCCGAGGGTTCGGCCGGTGTTCGCCGCCACCAGGCCGAACACCTCATCTTCAACACCGTCTTCGTTGACCAGTATTTTGCATATGTCGTTTCGGTTTATTGATGTGCCAAGCATGTGGGCTTAAACTTTTCGGGCAAAAAATTATCGAGGATAATATCACAGCAGGCGGATGAAGGTTACGATTTATTCGAAGGAAGGGTGCGACTATTGCGACCACGCGGTCAAACTGTGCGAGTCGGAGAACCTCGAGTACGAGAAGATCATGGTCGACAAGGAAGAGTTACAATCCCTGTGCGGGAAAGCGGTCTACCCTCAAATATACGTTAACGGAAACCATGTCGGGACGTACTTCGACTTTCAGGATTTCATCGAGGACGAATACGAACCCGTCCTGGAGGAAACGCTCGATCGGTTCACGGTCTTTCCTCTTCGGTACCCCGACCTGTGGGAACTCTACAAGAAGGCCCAGATGTCCAACTGGACGGCCGAGGAAGTCGACCTCTCGAAGGACATGGACGACTGGAAGACCCTGAACGAGAACGAACAGAAATTCATCAAGTACATCCTGGCGTTCTTCGCTGGCAGTGACGGCATAGTCTTTGAGAACATCAACAACAACTTCGCGGACGAGGTTACCATTTCGGAGGCGCGGTCGTTCTATGCGTACCAGTCACATAACGAGATGGTCCACGGTGAAACGTACAGCAAACTCATCGACAAGTACATCAAGGACGCCGCCGAGAAGAAACATCTCTTCAAGGCCGTCAGCACCGTCCCCTGCATAAAACAGAAGGCGGACTGGGCCCTGAAATGGTTCGACAAGTCTCGCCCGTTCGCCGAACGTCTCTTCGCCTTCGCCTGTGTCGAGGGTATCTTTTTCTCTGGCAGCTTCTGTGCGATCTTCTGGCTCAAGAAGCGCGGACTCATGCCCGGTCTCTGTTTCAGCAACGAGTTGATCTCTCGCGACGAGGGGCTTCATCAGGAGTTCGCCGTGGAACTGTTCAAACTCCTGAGAAACAAGCCGTCGAAGGAGACCCTCCAGTCTATCGTCAAGGAGGCGGTCGAGATCGAGAAGGCGTTCATCACCGACGCTCTCCCGTGTAACCTGATCGGCATGAACTCCGAGAAGATGAGCGCGTACATCGAATACGTGAGCGACCGTCTTCTCAAACAAATCGGCCAAGCGCCCATTTGGAACTCGAAGAACCCGTTCGATTTCATGGAGAACATATCGTTAGACGGTAAGACGAACTTTTTCGAGAAGCGCGTCGGTGACTACGGTAAACTCGACGACGACGCCGAGGATATAGGTTTCGACGAAGAATTTTAAAAAACCTCCGTGTATACTAAATGCCCACACCGAACAAAACGAAAACTGCCAAGAATGCGATCCGGTCGTTCAATAAGAAGATGACATCCAGGCTGCCGCGGGTCAGGACGAAACCCCCCCGTGCACGGAGTTACGCTCGACCCATATCCCGCGCCGAGATTGCTAACATAATGCGTCGCGCCGCTCGGGCCTCGTTAAAAAGGAAGTATTAACCGAACATGGTTCCCTGCGGGGAGATATCGATCGGACCTAGAATGACACCGCTGTCCTGTAATTCAATCTGTCGCTCTGCGAAACCCGGTTCCGGATTAGGTGCGTCCACCATATCCGGTTGCGTCAGCAGCTTCTTCTCACCCTTCTTACCACCGGCGCACCCGCAACTTCCACCCCCCTTCTTCTTTGGCGGTTCCGGGCGTAAATTCATCATACCCCACACGACGAGGATGAAGACGACCGTGTGAAGGAGCAGCCCCACGGTCGAGGGGCACCCCGTCGGCGTCGCGATGCGCGACCCGAAGATCGAACGCATGAGTCGAAAAGTTTCCGGGTTGGCGATCACGAAAAACGTGAGACCGGAGATGATGCTGGTGATTAATTTTTCCTCTTGCTTGCGGCCGTCGCAGCCGCACCCACAATCTTTAAAGATACCCATAGTTACTATACATCCTGAAAAAAATCTCGAGTCAAAGTATGATCGTACGCGGACTGGTATTTTTGTCGATCCTGGTGATGGTTTTTTTGATCTCCAGACAAAATGCGAGTCAGCGTGAGAAGATCAAGCAGATGGAACTCGACGCCGAAGCCGCCGCGACGGCGGCGGCGCAGGCGCAGCCGCGCATGAGCGATCCTATCGTGACGCCGTTACCCCCCGATGAGCAGCCTGAGCCTGAGCCTGAGCCTGAGCCTGAGCCTGAGCCTGAGCCCGAGCCCGAGCCCGAGCCCGAGCCCGAGCCCGAGCCTTTCAGCGGTCTTTGGGGACTCGTCGAGGATAAGAATCTCAGGGCGGCCGATACTTTTCATCTTCACCCCGATTCGCAACCCGCTCTAGGACTCACGGGTGACAAACACGAGCGCACGAAAAAGTGCCTCGACCGTTGCGCAGAAGACCGCGAATGTGACGCGGTTGTATTCGACGAAGAACACGCGAGGTGTTGGGGCAAAAAAAACGGTTTGGCCGAAACCCCGTATGATTCCGATCAGCATCATTACTTCTACAAATGCCAGGGGGGTGACACGTCGTGTAAAGAGGTCGACGGATACAAGGATCTCGTTCTTTCAAGGAATCTTTTCAGCGGTCTCTGGGATCTGAACGAAGGTAAAGATCTTTATCCCGCGGGTGATGTATTTCACCTCGAACGGGCGCCTTGCCCTTTGGTGGGGGATTGTACTCCAGAAGGAAATCGCGTTCTCGAGGGTGGCAAGAGTACGCGCACTAAGATGTGCCTCGACCGTTGCGCGAAGGATCGGCACTGCAAGGCGGTAGTTTTCGATTCGAAACGCATGCAATGTTGGGGCAAAAATTCCAACGAAACCTCTGTCGCGCGCGACGACCGACATTATTTTGCCAAGTGCCGCGACGGTTCGTCTTCGCCGAACTGTAAAGCGGTCGACGGTGTCGCCGCGATCGGCCCGGCTCCGGCTCCGGCTCCGGCTGCGGCTCCCCAACCGGAGAACGCGGGTGGATTCACAACTGTGCAACTGTGTAGTCCTTGGAAGGCGCGGCAATGTGCACGAGCCGGTCCTGTGTTGACATGTGACGAGTTCACAGCGTGTAGACTGAAGTATGACCAATCGGCGTGTGCAGGTGAAGAATGGTTCGAAAAATGTAAGTAGAGGGTTAAAGACAAAGCGCCCTGTGTAGATATATAACCATGTCGCTCTCTATCCAACAAGCTTCCGATTTCGTCCCCTCCTCCGTTCAGTTCTCCAAGCTTAGGAAGAACAAAATGGGAGGCAAGGCCGTTTACCTAAATGCAGGCGACAACAAAAAAGTGTACCTTCAACTCCCCTTCATGCGATCGCCGTACGGCCTTTCGGCGTTCACGGACGAATCGACCGGACGAACCTCCTACTCGCTCGACCTTTCGTTCGATACCGAGAACGCCGAGGCGATGACCCTGTACAAGAAACTCACCGAGCTGGACGATATCATCGTGAACACCGTCGCCGCCAATTCCAAGGAATGGATGGGCAAGGAGTTCAACGTCGCCGTACTCAAGGAGGCGCTCTACAAGCCCATGGTCCGTCCGGGGAAGGAACAGTACCCTGCGACGATCAAGCTGAAGATCCAGACTAAGCCCGACGGGTCGTTCGTTCCCGAGTGCTATAACATGGCGAAGGAACAGGTCACCCTCGATTCGATCGAAAAAGGCCAAAAAGCCATGGCCATCGTCGACCTATCGAGCATTTGGTTCATCGATAACAAATTCGGTGTAACCATCCGACTTCAGCAGGCCCTGTTCGAGGCGTCCAGCAGGCTTCCTTCTTTCGCGTTCCAGGGAGTCACCTTCCCCGGCGCCGCCGAAGAGGAAGAAGACGACGACGAACTCGAGGTCGACGTGGATGAAGATCACTAACCAGAAAATCTCCACTACATGTATATGAAAATTATGAGAACCGAGTGGATCAAACCCGGTACACCGTACAAGATTAGATTCTTCCGCGAAAACGATGTAATGATCAAACAAATTTCCAGTGAAAAAAGTATCGTCTACGAACAAATCATATACGACTACGACGAATCGTACGAACGCGAAACGTGCGAATCGAACGGGTTCCAGGAAGAGGATCCCGGTCGGTGCGTCGTCCAATAAAATTTAAAAATTAAGATACGTGATTCGGGTATCTTAATTTTTATTGAAAATTTTTTACAAATACCGTGTACGGGTATTTAGTTGCTAAAAGCGAGGCCGCCCATGCCGGATTGGATGCGCAGGACGTTGTAGTTGGTCGCGAACATGTGGAGGTTGGCGGCGGCGGAGGCGACGGTGGTGATGGTGACCTGCGCGTTATCAATGCGCGAGAAGTTGCACGTGCCCGTGGGCTGGTGTTCCTCGGGCTTCAACGCGAATGAGTATGCGTACACACCGGGGAAGGGGCAGCCGGTGTGGTGTTGGAAGGGCTGCACCTGGTTGAAGTACTTGCCGCCCTGGGCCTTGAAGCGATCCTGGCCGTTGAGCACGAGCTTGAACTCAGTCATCGCACCCTCGGACTCCTCAGTCCAGGAAACGGCACCGGTACCGCCGGTCACGATGACGGGAGCGCCGGTAGCCGCGGTGATGGGAAGGTGGCTGGGGGAGGCGGCCGTGGCGTCCGCGGGAGCAAGAACGAGGCTGGGGTGGGTAGCGCTCTTGCCAAAGTGCCAGAGGCTCTCGGCGTCGTTGCCGGCAAGGCACCAAATGAGCTCCTTGACCGGGTGGTTGTAGGAAAGGCGGATCTGCTTGGTGCCGCCGTTGGTGCCGTCGACAGAGTCGACGCCGGTGTGCTGCGTCTGCTCGATGAGGTACTCGTGGCCCTTCTGCGCAAATCGCCTCCTCTCCTCCGTGTCTAAATACACGTAATTGGCCCACACCTTGAACACGTTCTTGTCCAGGTGCGTCTCGAAAGTTCCAGAAAGATCGAAGTCAATGCGCACCTCGTGGTACTGAAGCGCGATAAGCGGGAGGTAGAGACCCGGGTTGCGGTTGAAGAAGAAAAGGAGGGGAAGGAAGACAGTCTTCGCGGCACCCGCGGAGGTAAGCTTGCCGTAGGTGGCCTTCTTCGCCTCGTCGAAGTAGAGCTCGGTGTAGAGCCTCCACCACTTCTGGTACTGCTTGTCAATTCTCTGACCTCCAATTGATAATTCTACGGAAGAAATTGCACGCTCGGCGGCCCACTCGGGGTTGGTCGCGTTGGTAGCGGTCTTGAGCTCGACGTACATGTCGCCGACGAGATCGCCGTTGCGAGCGATTGTGACGGAAACGCGGCCGGAGTCGGCGGGGTTACCGTTGAGGGTCTGTTCGATGTTCTCCATCGCGAAGTTGGTGTGGCGCTTGTATTTCGCCTGGTAAAAAGTTACCTCCGGATTACCCGTTAAGTACACGTCCTGTGCGCCATACGCGACGAGCTGCATAAGTCCGCCGGCCATTTTTTCGAGAGTATTTGTACTATAGGCTGAGAAAAAAATTTTCGCTAATTCCGCATTTCAAAATTTCCCCTGACTGAGACGCGGTAATTTTCAGGTCGAATTTTCTCAGCCCATGTAAAATGTCTACACCCGCGCAGCCTGAGGAAACCAAGGACGAAGAAATCGAGGAGGGCGAGATTCTCACGGACGAGGAGGACGACGACGACCTCATGGACCTCGACGAAGACGAGATGGACATGGGGTCCCTGATGACTTCCCTCCTGGCCACCGAGGACGGGGACACGGTGTGTACCGCCCTGGTCGCGATCGGTCAGCAGCTCCAGACCCAAAACAAGATCCTCATCAAAATTCTGAGCGAGCTTAAAGCCTGAAAAATGATATAGAGAGAAAAATTGTATATTCAATAACTATGGAGAGCACCCATTTCATCGATAAGCAACCCGACCGGTATGAAGCACTACTGGAACTGGAGAAACGGTCGATCGATGAAATGAATGAAGAGGAAATTTTTTCGGTCGTTCAGATTTTTGAGGATGCTTGGGATCTCAGGCGGTGCGATCACCGGGATGCGCGCGAACTCGGCTACCGTCAGTTCATACACCCTGACTTCTGGGACAGGAACGGCCCCATCGCCGAGAAAATCGACATCAGGGCGATCAAGGCCATCAAGGAGAAGCAGCGCCGCTACCTCATCAATCTCAGGGGAAGGATGGGTGTCCTGGGGATCAAGTCGAAACAGAACGAAGACGGATTCACGCTCCTGAAGCGGGTCAACAACATCGGCAAGCAGCTCAAAGACGGATTCGAGAACGTGCGCAGACACTGGAACGTCTTCGAGCGGACGGTCAACCCCACGGCCGAACCTCTCGTGACGAAGTTCTCCGACCCGCTCGCCATGGACGACGAGGAAATCGAGAAGTGCACGCCTTACCAGAAATCGATCATCCACAGCCTGGAGGAGGCGCACAGGCGAGGGTTCCGGCGATACAAGGACCACTGCTACGAGGAGATCAAATCGCCTTTCGGCTACGGCACGCGCGCCTGGCGCCCGAAATACGAGATCCTGGCCTTCGTGCACTCCCTCGCACCGAAAGACGAAGAGTTCGAGAACTGGCGCAACTTCACGTCGAAGGGCGGGTGCTACAGGGACGTCGCCAACCACCTGACAATGTGCGTCGATCCCCAGTTCCCCGCGATCGAGAAGAGGCGTCACGTCTGGTCCTTCAAGAACGGTCTTTTCATCGGCAAGGAGGACGGTCCTCAGGTCAAGGGCCATCCGACCTGCAAGTATTATCCCTACGACAGCGTGGATTTCCGTGCGCTCGATCCGACCATCATCGCGTGCAAGTACTTCGAGCAGGACTTCCCCGCGGACTACGCGAGCATCGAGCACTGGTACGACATCCCCACTCCCAACTTCGACACGATCCTTCACTATCAGGGCTTCGAGGAGGAGGTGTGCAGGTGGGCGTACGTCATGGGCGGTCGCCTGTGTTTCGACGTCGGGGAACTCGATAAGTGGCAGGTGATCCCGTTTTTCAAGGGTATCGCTCGCTCGGGAAAGTCCACGCTCATAAACAACGTGTTCTCCAAGTTCTACGACACCATCGACGTTCGCACCCTCGGCAACAACATCGAACGTAAGTTCGGTCTCTCCGCCATCATGGAGGCGCTCCTCTTCATCGCCCCTGAGGTCAAGGGCGACCTCGCGCTCGAACAGGCGGAGTTCCAGTCACTCGTCTCGGGCGAGGGCATAGCCGTCAACGTCAAGAACAAGGTGGCGGTGTCTTTACCGAACTGGAAGGTCCCCGGGGTGCTGGGCGGCAACGAGGTCCCGAACTGGAACGATAAGAGCGGCTCCGTCTTGAGACGCATCCTCCCCTGGAACTTCACCAAGCAGGTGCAGGAGGCGGACCCGCACCTCGACAAGAAGCTGGAGAACGAGTTACCGGCGATCCTTCTCAAGTGCGTCCGCGCCTACCTGGACTACAGCGAACGTTACAACGGCCGCGATATTTGGAACGTGGTGCCGAAATACTTCAAGAAGATCCAAGACCAGGTGGCCATGGTCGCCAACACCCTCCACCACTTCCTCAATTCGGTCAGGGTGATCAAGGGCGAGGGCAAGTTCGTCCCCGAGGAGGTCTTCGTGCAGGCGTACAACTCGCACTGCGCGCGATCGATCAAGGGGAAGAAGCCCGACCTCTTCAACCCAGATTTCTACGTGGGACCGTTCAGCACGTACGGCATCACGGTGAAGAACGAATCCGTCACGTACAACGGCAGGACGTACGCGGCCCAATCGGTGTTCTACGGCGTGGACGTCGTCGAGGAGGAACTTTCGGTAGGCAACAACCACTAACCAAAAAAATGTCGGCGTATAGTAAGATGAACCAGGAGGTTCGCGAATTCGTGAAGCAGTCCGGGGTCAACGTACACAGCGCTGGGGACGAAGCTGCGCGACGCGAACGCATACGTCGAAGGGAGGAGATCGTTCGGCGTCGCATGTTCGGTTCGCCGTGTCCCGTCATCAACGAATTTCCTGCCCCCGCCCCAGCGCCTCGGGCGGTGGTGGTTCGTGAGACGCCGACGGCACTCGCCCCAGTGCCCAGATGCGTTCGTCGACCGCCTCGGGCAGAGGCATTCGCCCCAGTTCCTCGACCGGTGTTCCATAGACGAAAATATGTAATGGTCAAGTGTACCCCGAACCAACTCCTAAACGCCGCGCGGGTCAACCAGGCCAAGTGCGCATGCCTCAGGAAGGCTAGCCTGATGTACATCGCGAAAAACCTAGGCGTGAAGCGAACGTCCAACGCGACCAAGCGCCAGATCTACAACATGATCAACAAGAAAACGGCGCCCATCAGGAAGCGCGTGAAATATAGGAGCCTGGACGACGCGTCCATTCGCAAGCGACTGAGGCGCCTGTACGGGGCGAGATGGATCAGAAAGCACAAGCCGAACCTGAACGCGGACGTTCAGCGCGTGAAATGGGGCATGAAATCGCTGAGGGAGAAAGATCGTTTCGGTCTTCCCTTCAAATACGCAGTCGAACGACTGGAACGGCGACTGGTGAAGAGGTGGAAGAGGCGGCTCAGGTGAAAAGTTTTCTGTTGATCGTCTTATTCGGTTCGGCCAGCTGTTTCAGGTGGATGCCGTGGTAACTGAAATTATAGTTCGGGAAGGTCGCCTTGATCTTTTTGGAGATGGCGTTTCCCTGGTGGGAATACGGGATTCCGGTCTGCACGGCTTTTTGCTCCAGGCCGAGGAGATCGTTCTCCATGGACACAAAATCTTTGAGCTTTTCACCGCTCACGCCGTTCTTACGCATCTTATCGTACACGTCCTGGGAGTGGCCGTCGCTCAGGTAGAAGAAGTTGGACACCGATTTCTGTTTTTCGTGCATGAGACACAGCACTATCACGAAAAAGAGGAAATACACGAGCATACCTATTGTACTTAACCATATTTTTTTACCGCGTCCTCATATGAATCTTTCTTGACGTACACCAGCCGCCCGGGTCGGGAACGATGGAGCGGCATCTCGAAATCGGCCATCTGTTTTCCCCAGCACATCGTCATGTTCGAATCGAAAACCACAGCCTTACACAAATCGTCCGCCGCGCAATCGGCGAGACACTTTTCCTTCCCGCCTGGGTTGTGGTGGTACTTATCCGCCCCGTCGTAATCTCGATCTCGTATGAGCATGAACGTTTCCTTCTTCGCCGGCGCGATCGGTTCTTCCTCCACGTCGAAGGCGACGGGCTCCGGCTCCGGGATCGCATCCACCATGTCGTCCAAGATCGCCTGAGTCGGGGACGCCGCGGCCGGGTCGGGTTTGACGTCCGAGACCATGACGCTCGCGATCGACGAACAGAGGATCGACACGTACAGACAAATCGAAAGCACGAGGAACACGATCATCACTACTTTGACTCGAGATTTTTTATCCATAATTCCAATACAGGCCTCCCTTCCTGTATGCGTTATTTTTATCGTAGTCTTTATCGAAGGAATAACCTGGTTTATACAAGCATCTTTCGTGTTTATGAGGATTTTTCACGCACTCCTCGTCGGTTCCCTTACCGTTGTTCTTCGTGTACACCTCGCAATTCCATTCATGGTTAGTCCAGAACATACTATCACTTTTCCCTCTATATACCGTAAATCCCGCTGCCGCCGTTTCCGTTTTCCAGGGCCAATTATAATCCTTCGCTTTCTCTTCACAATCTTTCGTCCACTGACCCTGTTGTCCGGATTTGTACTTACCTAAACTGAAGAATTTGGATTCCCACCCGGATTTCTCTTTATTCACCTTATAGGCCATGTTGTCCTTGTACGTTGTTCCATATGCATTCGTAAAAGGTATTTCGGCCTGCCTATAACCATAAGTAGCCCCTTTGAATTTCTTTGGATCGTTTATTTCTGCGACCTTCCTGGGTAGGTTGCACGCGCCCGTATTCGGTTCGTCGTCGAATCCAGGTTGGCAGTCGCAGTTACCGTCGTTCAACTGACTGAGCGAGATACTCGCGTTCGGGTTACCCCCGCACGGATACGTCGTCGGTTTACACGCCTGGGTGTTACAGTCTTGAAACTCCCAAGTGTCTGGGTATTTCGGGCACGCCGTACCCCCGTGCTTGGGTCGTTGGGTCACCGTGAAATACCTTTGCTGTTCACCGCCGCCGCACTCCTTCGAACACTCACTCCAGTCGCTCCACGTCCCTTTACAGTCGACCGGTTCACACTTCTGCTCGTTACACGGTCGAGTCTCCGTCTTTCCACGCCCCGGACACACCCCGCCGTACTTGGGCTCGCTCGTGATAAAATAATGCCTCGTCTGCGTCCCTCCGTTACACGGCTCCGAGCACTCGGACCAAGGCGACCAGTCCCCCTGGCAATCGATCGGCGAGTTGCCCGCGACGCTGGGGTCGACCTTCTTCCACGTCTTCGCCTTCATAAATCCGTGCATCGGTTGCTTTTCGCACTGATCCGCGCTGTAGGTTCTGTACCCACCGTCGAGCCACACCGTGACGTACTTGCACTCGTCGTCGTTGTTACAAATCTGCGCCGCCTGTTTCACGTATCCGTCGTATTTAGGGTCGATATCTTTGAAGCCGCCCTGCGTGAAAGACGGCGCCTCACCGTCTCCTTCCCGGGCCCACCCTTCTCTCAGCCAACCGCCCGAGTTGTCGCTACACGACACGTTCTTGGATCCCGTCTGTTCGTACCCGTGCACGGGATCTTGGATGTCCGGATCGACCCAATCGATCTTCTTCCAAACCCTGCCCCCTCCGGTATGCGTGTCCTCGGGCTTGCAGGCCCAACCTTCGAAGGTCCTCGCGATCGACGTTTCATGGTTCAACTCCACGACCTGACAGAACGGGTCTTTGTCGCACTTCTCGATGGCCCTTCCCAACAGTCTCTGGTACTTCCACGAGAGGACGTCGTTAAAGTCGACCTTTTTCTCGCCCTCCTCGCGGAGGTAATCCTTGCTTAGCACTTGGGTGGGGTCGCTGTTGTTGCATAAGCGAAAGACTTCATTCTTTCCGTCGCCGTCCGAATCGACAAGGATCGGCCTGTACCCCCTGAACGTCGCAAACTCGTCCGCCAGGGGTGGTATGCACGCCTCCGTGTTACACTCTCGCGTCTTCGTCGTCGGGTCGGGACACGCCTTTCCGCCGTGCTCTGGAGCCCGCGTCTGCGTGAAGGTGGACGTCTGGGTCCCTCCCCCGCACTCCACCGAACACTCCCCAAACTCCGACCAGTCACCCTGACAGTCGACGGGTGACGGAGCCGGAGCCGGAGCCGGGGCGGAGGCAGGGGCCGGGGCGGAGGCAGGGGCAGAGGCAGAGACCGGGGCGGAGGCAGAGGCAGAGGCAGAGGCCGGGGCGGAGGCAGGGGGGCTCAGAAGTCGCTCCCAGGAGTCGCGCACCTTCTCGACTTCTTCCACCCAGAAAGAGGAATTGGTCTTCTTCTCGGGTGGTGATGGTGAATCCACCTTTTTCACGGACATCTGACCGGCCACGGCCACGGCCACGGCAGACCCTAACATCAAAACGACGGCGGCCATTCTACAATAGTCTAATAATTTTTTTTCCGAATTGAAAATCAAAATCTAAAATACTTTTTTTTCGGTCACTTCTGAAAAGTCACGGCGAAATTGAAAATGAAAATCCAAAATACTTTTTTTCGGTCACTTCTGAAAAGTCACGGCGAAATTGAAACTCAATTTCTAAAAAGATTTTTCCTTTTTCCTGACCCTGGCCGAAGCCTCGGCTGAAACTTCATTCTCACCCCTGATCAACAATTCTTCCAGTGATTCCGCCTCGGCTTGCAGGGCCACACTTTCCACAGTGAACGGGAAGTCCCCGACACTGTGCGGTGTCATCGGAAAGTCTTCCTTTTCCTTAAACAGTTCGTCGACCTGTTCGTACGTCAGTCTCCTTTTGACGTGCTCGAATCCCGGTGGAGGTCTGAAAGGCGTGTCAACCTCGACTGTACCGCCGTATTCCCCGACGGGAGTTTTCGGGGATTTCGTCGCCGACATCGCGGTGTGCGCTTTGAACTTCAACTGCGGTGATGCCTGAAAATGCGTCAGGAGGTTCGTCTGCAAGATCGGGGAAGGTGAGAAGGTATCGGCGTGTGGCGCGCCGAAGGCGAACAGTCCACTCTGGAAGGGCTGGGCGGGGGTCTCGAATTCTGTCATGCGCACGAAATAATGAGCTCGTCTCAAAATTTTTTTGGTATTTACAAGATTTTGCAAAGTTCGCCGATTCACGGTTTTAATTTATTACAAACGCCAAACGGTCCTAGTATTTTTAGTCGATCCAGAGGAGCCGATACTCTGCCGCGTCTTAAAATCACCCCCCACGTTCCAGTACCCCCCGGGTGTGGGCATTGGATTGCGATTCGCATATTCGGCGTGATTTGTGGCGTGCTGCTCGATATTCGCATGCGGCGCGACTCTCTGGAATGCGACCAGGTCATTATGTGATGTGTGATCCGAGTGGGCGAGCCAGTCTTCGTCCCGGCTTCGTTTCTTCCAGGTCCCGGTAGACGGCGGCGTTTTATCGTCCGGGAACCAGACCGTCGTCTCATCCGGCGGTTGAAGTTCGCGAAGTTTTGCCTCGCTCTCCTCGATTGCGGCCATGCGCTGCTCGTTATGAACCATCTTCGCGCCGTCGAGGATCGCATCGATGACCCAAGCGGAGGTCCGCCCCAGCATGCCGAGGAGATCTTCGCGGGTCTTCGAGGCGACCGCTTCCACGGTTTTCACGCCGCGGCCGTATAGTTTTCTCGCCCTGGTCGCGCCTATTTGGGGTATGGACATCAGGCCCATGAGTTCTTCCTTGGTTCCAGCGCTGATCCGATCTCGCAGTCGAATGAGTAGCCCCTCCATGTCCCCCCACCCCATCGCCCCGCACACCGCCGCGACTTGACCGGCGTATACCTCGGCTCGGTCCTTTATCCCGGAGACGTTTTCCACGGGAACCTCCGAGATGAGGTTCCTCAACTGGAGCGCGCGAAACAATCGGTGACAGGCGCGGCGCTGATGCTCGTGTTCCGGCGTCATGTCACGCTTGTGTAGCCTGTTGAGCACGTACCCCTGTTCGATCCCGACGGCCTCGGCGACGGCTTGCTCGCGGGGACCGAGCCGAGAATAGGTGTCCCTGAACGCCTTGATGTCGAGGTCCCTGGCCGACGGCTCGACGCACAGGAAAAGGGGGTGGAGATCGGACGTCAGTATCAATCCGTCCCTCGCTCTCTGGATGTCCTCCACCACGCCTTCTACCTCCTCGGGCATGAGGTGTGCGGCGGAGGCGGCGCGGCCGAGATCGGTCGGCTCCAGTTTTGTCATGAACTTCTTCGCTCTCAGCCACTCGAGTGCCTCGTTCGCATCCTTCTCGGCGTTTTCGTCCAGTGCGGCGAGGAGAGTCCGTTTACAGTACGCCTTGACGTGCTCGGGCGTGCTGATGAGTCCGCACGCCACCCCCTCGAGCATCACCGGCCGCATACCCTCTCGCGCGAGCTTCGACTGGAGTCGGTCACCCTTGGACAGGATTCGGCGACCGAGTTCCCTCGCGATATGCAGTGGATTCCAGAATTTATCCCTGATATCGTTCGCACGAGGTGCGATGATGAACGCCTCGCCTCGAGTTCCGAAACCGGCGCGCCCCGCGCGCCCCGTCATCTGCTGTAACTCCCGAGACCCGATCAGCTCGTGTCCCCCGCTGCGGTACCTGTACGGGGCGTACACTATGACCCTGGACGCCGGTAGGTTGACGCCTGTGGCCATGGTCGACGTGCAGCACACCACCCTGATGATGTTCTCGCGGAATCCGCGTTCGACGACGGATTTCTCGTCGACCGAAAGGTCCGCGTGGTGCCACGCGACCCCCCCGGCGACACACTCCGCGAGTTCGCTCCCGCCCAGGTCTCCGGCGAGCCGTTCGCCCGCTTCCGATGTCTCGCAGTGCGATCGCATCATCCTCGCGATATCTCGACACTGAAACTTCGCTGCGCAGAATATCATGACACCGCCGCCGTCTTTGTCCGCGAGAGTCTGTTTCGCGAGCCACGGGACGATGTCAACATCCTTCGGCACGGGTCTCGTCCCGATCTCGTCCAGGGGCTCGTCCGAGTCCCCGAACGGGTCGTCGTGCTTCACGGGGTAGATGGTCCTGTCCGACACGATTTTGACGCGGAGGTCGACGGGGCGGAACGTGGTCTCGTAGAGGACAGCGTCCCCGAGCCAGCGGGCCAAAGCGTCGAGGCCGAAGGGTCGGGGAAGCGTCGCGCTCATCGCGATCACCTGCAGGTTCGGCGCGATCTGGATCTTGCGAAGGTGGTCGTGGACGGGCCGGTCCACGTCCCTGGTCGCGTACATGAGCTTAGTCAGCATGCGCTCCAAAACACTCCCGCGGGTCTCGTGCTGCACCATGTGGAGTTCGTCGACCACGACGGTCACGAGTTCGTCCACCCGATCGTCCGCGATCAATTTGGACACGATGTCGTTAGCTCTCTCCGGCGTGGCGATGATCAGACCCCCCCGCCCGTACCTCGGGGGGAGGTGCCCGGGTCGACCCCCGAAAAATCCCCGCACCTGCACTCCGACCGTTTCGTACATCTCCGTAAGTTCCGCGAGTCGTTCCTTACACAGGGACACGAAGGGAAGGACCATGAGAGCGATTGGAGCGTGATCGTCGACATTTTGGAGCAACCGCTTCGCGACCAGTAAATCGGCGACCAGTGATTTGCCGCCGCTCGTCGGTGCGCAGTACACCAGGTTGCGCGTGTGATCCAGCACGCCTTCCTGTCCGAGACATTCAGACTGCCACGCATACAAGTTATCGATGTCGATCTTTTTCACGCGGAGGAAGTATTGTCTCAGGGGATGTGCGTTGCCGAAAATCATGCCGCGAAGTGCCCCGCGCGGCTAAAAGTGAGGAAATCGGAAACCTAAGCGAGCTCGAAATATGAAATTTTCATGGCATGAAAAATTTGACGAGAATTATGTTTAACGTCGAAGAATTCGGCAAGGCCCTGAGTACGTTTACAGCACCGGACATTCAGAGATTCCTATTAGAAATCGAGAATGCGGAAAAAATGCCGCGAGATTACGGTCTTTTTATTGCGGCCGTTCAGGGATTTCCATCGGCGTACCGGAATCAATTGAAAGAACAACTCATGAATGCATTAGATCAACGGTACGTCGAGGCGGATTCGTATATTTTGGATGTGGGAAAAAAGAGGAAATCAGTTTGCCCCGCGCAATGAACATGAACATCACGCCACCGAGTTACGCGCGCAAGTTGGCGCACACCGTACCAGCACTCGGGCGCGCGCCGGAACCTTTCGGCGTGCTCGCCAGTGTCGAGGGGTGGAAGTACAGGTTCTGGGTCCACGCGGGATACGGACACCTGCCGGTCAGCGAACTCATCGACCTCATCGTCAAAGAGTTCGGTCGCCGCGTTCACGTGTGGCTCGACGTACCGCTCGAAGATTGCACGTTGCATGATTCGCGCCGCGCGCCGATAAACCCGTCTCGCCGGATAATTGATGTTTTAACTCGACAATTCTTGAGTTAATTTCCCAATGAATTGAAATTTGGCAAAGTGTCCGCTTCTTGCTCCGCTGCGCGTGTCAGAATGAAGCCAGATGCCAGGAATCGAGCTTTATATATCACAATTTGAAATATGCCAGGCTGTCCATTTTTTGGCGCGCGCAGCGCGTATAAATCATTTTTTTGACTATTTAATCGCGATCCGGTAGCCCAGATCGTCATTTTCACACGCGCGAGCCAAAACCCTAAAATGTCCGAACCTGAACACCTCACGTGCCCAATCTCGAGGGTCATGTTCCGCGATCCGGTGGTGGTGGTCGAAACAGGGCACACGTATGAAAGGGACAGTATTTTGTCACACTTCGATTGTAATGGTCCAAAAGAACCATTGACAGGCAAAATATTGCAGCTCGACAAAGTGGTTGTGACGAACTGGACCGTGCGAAACGCGGTGCAGGCCTGGCTCGACGACCACCCGGACGTAACACCCGACGGGTGGGACAGTCGCGAGCTTCTGAAGCCTTCGAAGGATGACCTGAAGCGAACATTTGACGACGAGGGTGACATCGGAGTGCTTCGGACATGGCGTGCGATGTGCCCTGAACTGCAGGAGAAGTGGCCGGTGAACGAGCAGCCGGAGCACTGGGAAGGGGTGACGATCAAAAACGGCCGGGTGGTGGAGCTGTTTCCGGAGGAGCTGACGAGCGTGCCGGCGGAGATCGGGCAGCTCACGTCGCTGGAGGTGTTGGACCTCAGCGACAACCAGCTGACGAGCGTGCCGGCGGAGATCTGGCAGCTCACGTCGCTGATGGAGTTGTATCTCAGCGACAATAAGCTGACGAGTGTGCCGGCGGAGATCGGGCAGCTCACGTCGCTGAGGGAGTTGAACCTCGCCAACAATCAGCTGACGAGCTTGCCGGCGGAGATCGGGCAGCTCACGTTGCTGAGGAGGTTGTCCCTCCACAACAATCAGCTGACGAGCCTACCGGCGGAGATCGGGCAGCTCACGTCGCTAGAGAGGTTATACCTCAACGACAACCAGCTGACGAGCCTACCGGCGGAGATCGGGCAGCTCACGTCGCTGGTGGAGTTGCGCCTCAACAGCAATCGGCTGACGAGCGTGCCGGCGGAGATCGGGCAGCTCACGTCGCTGAAGGGGTTGCACCTCGCCGGCAATCAGCTGACGAGCGTGCCGGCAGAGATCTGGCAGCTCACATCGCTGACGTGGTTGGACCTCGCTCGCAATCAGCTGACGAGCCTACCGGCAGAGATCGGGCAGCTCACGTCGCTGACGGGGTTGCACCTCGACGGCAATCAGCTGACGAGCCTACCGGCAGAGATCGGGCGGCTCACGTCGCTGACGCACTTGTGGCTCCACGACAACCAGCTGACGAGCCTACCGACAGAGATGGGGCAGCTCACGTCGATGAAGTATTTGAACATCGAAAACAACCCGCCGGAGTTAGGTATGGTCTGACTCCCATAAAAAAAATCGTAAATACATGTAAGTATGATCCCCACGGGGTTGATAATTTTTATTGGATTATACATTCTCGCATTACTATCATTGTCGAGGCAGGATCGGTTATCGTTAAAATATTCTGTGAAAAATTACGAATATATGCGGTGGTTGTCGACACTAAATTTTCAGCTATTCGTCCCGGGTATCCATTTAAAATACCAGATTGGAACCGTCTTATTGTTAGTCATTTATCCGTTTGTAACTCTATTAGACCCTTTATGGAGAGAAAAATATGGGTTTACAGGTGAATTCTACGAATTTCCGTTAGTATTAGAACGAGACAGGCCATACAATTACGAACATTTAAAAAACGTGCAGAGTAAGTATTGGTGGTATAAAGTGTTCACAAAATACGATATATCCACACCAAAAGTCTATTTCTATAATGATGAAATCGTAAATGCGATTCCACCACACCAGTACGATAACATATTTATTAAAAAACCCGAATACGGTGGCCAGGGTTCGGCTATTGAAAAAGTTACTATGAATGAGTATATTTCTACCACGTATGATTACAACTCTCTCTTACAGGAATATCTCGAAGACTGCAACGCATCTACAGCGCGGGGTGTTCGATTATTCACGTTTTGCGAAAATGGTCGCGCCGAACCGTATTATTTATGGTACGATACGCAGACTACCGACGATTTTAGAACACAGGCTCATCACAAAACTACACGAAAATTTTGTGATTTAAACAAGTGTGAAGATTTATCTGAAGAAGAGAACACGTTTATCCGTGATGTATCGTCAAAGCTGTGTGATTTACACGAGACTGAACTAGATATGATTCCTATTCTAGCATGGGACATAATATTAACTTGTGATGATGCGTACGTATTCGAAGGTAACATGTGCCCCACGAAAACCGGTTCAAAAAACAACGAACTTCTTACTATATTCAAACAAGATTTAGCTAGACAATTCATAGTCGTATAACCATCGACCGTTTTTTGTTAAATCTCCTATGATAGGAAATCTACACGTTAAAAAACTTAAACTATCCCAAATGCTGGATTTAGGTTTAAGTTTTTTATTATAATTAGAATAGTCCTCCGTAAACTCATCGTCCGTATGATGTATTTTCATCTGTACACGTTTAGTATTAACGTTGTCCGATCCCTTGTGAATCGTGTCAGAATTAAATAATATGGCATCGCCTGGTTCGCACTTTACCGTAGTCGTGGGATCTGTAAAATAAACGGGTAAATTGTGTTTATGACTACCGTTTATTACGTCTAAACACGCTTCGGACGGTTCTAAATAGAATATTATCGTATACGAAGGATTTTTCTGTTTCCTGTTAAAAAACTGCCCATTTTCATCTCTGTGACACGTCGAAATTTTTGACTCTTCTATGGTGTATATATAGTCTTGAAATTCGTATTTGTTTCCCACTATCTGCTTTATTTTATTATTAATCATACGATTTTGTCGAATATAATTTTTAACACCCTCGTAATCCTCGTCGTCAATCATTCTTAAAATGGCGTGACGATCGATTTCATCTAAAATTTTAAACCTAATATAACTTTTGTTTTTACGTTTGAATATCTGCTTCACGTAGTACATCACGAGTAATATAAATAAAATTTTTAAAACTACGCTTTTCATTCTACATATAACTAATATTTATTTCTGGCGGACGGTGCGACCCCCTGGTTTAAAGACAAACCGCTCACCTTTACTGAGAGAGCCATGTACGAGATCTACACCGACGGTTCGTGCTTAGGCAATCCCGGCCCCGGCGGGTGGGGTGCCATCTCCGATGATTTCAAATTATGCGGCAGCAGCCGAACCACCACGAACAATCAGATGGAGATGACCGCCATCCTAAAAGCCCTCGAGGAGTGTATCAGGCGCGACATTCAGGTCGTGCGTATTTTCACGGACTCGAACTATGTGAAACAGGGTATTAACTCGTGGATCGTAAACTGGAGAAAAAACGGTTGGAAGACGGCCAACGGCGCGCCGGTCAAGAACAAGGAGCTATGGGAAGCCATCGACGAGGCGCGTAAGCAGTTACGAATCGTCGAGTGGCGTTGGGTCAAGGCGCATAACGGCCACCCCCAGAACGAAGCCGTCGATCGACTCGCCAGGGAGTGCGCAAAAAATGTCGACCTATCGTAACCATGGGTGATTGCGGCGACGGCTGGTGCGAGAAGCAGGAAAAATTACTCATCAAATGGGCCGAGAAGGCGGCGGGCTATCGATGGCTGCATAACCACGCGCGCCTTTATTTTAAAAAGCAAAACGATTGGCTGGCTTATCCGTCTATCGTCATAGCGTCAATAACGGGAGTGGGCGGTTTCGCCGTTCTAAACCCTAGTGGTAATGACGGTGTATCTTCGGAAACTAAAACGCGTATCATGATTGTCCAATACTTCTTTGCATTCCTCAACGTCATAGCGGGTATTCTTTCGTCGATTTCGAAGTTTAGTCAGAGTCTCCCTCTTTCGGAATCGCACTCGCTCATGTGCGTGAGTTGGAGTAAATTCTACCGGAGTATCGACATGGAGTTATCGTTGGATGTCAAGCACCGAGGCAACGTCGTAGAATTCATCATGAAATCGAGAGAAGAATACGATAAGCTACTCGACGACGCGCCGGACATACCTGCCATCTCCATCAAAGCCTTCCTGAAACAGTTTCCAGACAAGGAGAACAAGCCCGACGTGTGTAACGGATTGTCGATTGTCGTCCAAGACGATACCGAATCCGTGAGTTCATCGTCCAAACGCGCGGTCAAACGGTGGCTCGGTGCCTTCAAATCTGTGACCACCCAGCGTAAGAGTCGTGAGTATCAGATGGATGAGCTCCACAGGGTAGATTCGGTATAATTTTCTCAGTACACTATAAACATGTCGCTGAAGATCATTGCTTT